AAAAATCCAAGTATTGTTATTGCAGAGCTTTTGCAAGGTAAGGCAGAGCTTGAGCTAATACAAGAAAAGAAATATCGTGTATACCACCAACAACCAACACACGACACACGTTTATTCTCTTATCACTTTTTCGATAAAAATTATGAATTGAATGAAGATGATTTCTTTACTAGCGTTCCGAAACTCACACAAGAGCAAGTGAATAATATTGTAGACATTGAAGGGAACTGGGTATGGTCATGGGCTCACGAGGTGGAATAAGATGATTAAAGCGACATTTAAACTAACAAAAGAACAACTCACAGCATTAAAAACATGTGCAGACAACGGCTCTCTATTCCAAGCATATGACCAATATTTGAAAGATGATAAAAAAGACCCTTGGTTAGTAAATAGCGCACTTGATAAATTTTGGGAAGCCAGTGCGGAAAGTTTATCTCAAATTTTGACTTGGTACTTGCGTGGGGAAGTTGAAATAATTGAACAAGATAATCAAAACTTTGCAGTTATTTTAGACGGTGCTAACACAGCATATAATTACACTTTTATGAACCAAACAGGTGTTATCTTAAAAGCTGATTATATTGAAGAAGTAGAATTTATGTCATGGGAGGCAGTACAAAACTTGCCCGATTGGACTAAACCACTTATCAAAACAAAAGAAGAATTACAAAAAGGAGAATAAAATTTGATTATTGAAACTATCCAAATTAACGAAAAAAATACACGTGAAGTACAAACTAAAGACGGTGCAAAGCTAGTAAGCACAATCTTCTTGTATCCATTTGGCTATATTGGTAACAACTGGGTGCCTTCTTGCAGTACATGGGGCGATTATGTAACGGTTATCGTTGAGAGCGTCAAGAAAGAAGAAAAGGGCGACAAAACTTATTACAACACTAAGAGCGGGCGTGTGGTTCCATTGTTTGAGTTGAGCAAAGGAAACCAAGCGCAAGAGACTTCTTTTAATGACATGAACGGCTTATTTGGTGGAAGTGAGCCCTTAGAAGTTTCTGACAGTGATTTACCTTTCTAAGGCGGTGTTAAATGGTATTTATCAACTTTGACAACCGTTTTAAGAATGGTTATGACTATGAAGAAGCCCTTGACATTGTGGATAAAATGATGTTAGAAGAGGGTGCAACACTTGAAGAGGTTTTACATTGGATTGACATCAATGTCCCGCTAATATTCTGTCAAGATAAAGAAAACTTGATTGAACTAGCTGAAATAAACGAATTTAAACAAACATATATCACAGAGATAAAGGAGATTTTATAAAATGGCACGCTATTCACATTTGAATAATTTACACGCACTTGAATTTAAAACACTTAAAGGCATTCACGAGGGTTTGGGAATTAAACAAGGTCTTAAAAACTATGTTCGTAATACCAATAAGAAATATGGCAAGAACTATGCAGAAGATGAAGTTATTATGAATGAAGTTGCTGATATTATCATCTTGAACACACTCGGCAAGCTAAAACGACACAACGAACAAGCGAAATACATTGATTTAATGGCTGAAAGTAAAGAAGATACTGCTTTGATTGAAAAAGCTACACAATATGCTGAATTGAGCAACTTAGCAGACGCAATCATTAACCAAGCGAAAGTTATGACAAAACTTGATTTACTTGACACGATTGAGAATAGCAAAGTTATTGGGGAAATTATGTATCAAAAAGGTGTTCCTAATGCAAAATATTTCAGTCCACAAGGGAAAATACAATGGTTTAAAGACAATATGGACTATCTTATTAACTCCTATGAGGTGCAAAAATGAGTACAAAAGAAGACATCAAACAATTCCTAGAGGATTTAGGCTTTACAGTATCGCTTGACTATGAACGTGAGCCAATGGGCACAATGTTCGCTGATATACATGAGCATATTCACACAATAGACGGCAATTTGGGCACATATCAAGCCTTTAGAGCGCTAGAAATTGAGTTAATGGTAATTGTATCGGGAGAGAGTTCGGAAGCTCTTAGAAAGGCTGTAAATGGCTTGAAAGACGAATTCACAATATACCAAAACAATGCAACAGACAATACACTAAAGATTATCATGAGGGGAGCTTTTTATTAATGATTGAAGAAAAAACATTTAAGTATATCAAATTTGCAACTGGTTATAATAGTTTGAGCCTTGAGGACTTGACAGCATTTGCTGAAAGTGAAATAGAGGAGCTCAATCAATACAATACCGACCTAATTTACACAGTGGAAGACATTAACGCAAACGTGATTTTACGTAACTACATCATTGAAGGCTTGAAATTGAGCTTGCAAACACGTTGGGGCAATAACTTGGAGTATCACAAAGACAAACGCTTGTCATATCTTAATCGTCTAACTAACATGCAAGTGTAATAAATTTTAATACTCTTGTAATTGACATCTTTTAAAAAATAATCTATAATAAATACATAAAATAAAGAAAGAGGTAAAACCTTATGACTATCACAATCGAAAACATTCTTGACGCTGTTACAGAGCAAGCTAAAGCACATGATGAATTTATTGGCTTACTGCTTAAAAAGTACAACTTACCAGAAGACGGCACAGCAAAAACAAGCGAATATGATGAACCAATGACAGATGTGCTTGTAAAATTGTCAGACGATATTGAGTTACGTTTTAACCACATTATGGCGAAATACAGAGGGGAAGAGCTTGATGAAAATGCTAAAATTTGGCTTGAAGGTGTGGAAGAAATGCTTGAAGCACTTGAAGAGGCTCTTAAAGAGATTGACAATAAAGAAGAATATGAAAACGTGCCTTTTGATACTCATGCTAATCGTGACGCAATGGAAGAAACTTACGTAAATGAGCATGAAGCATTTGAAGCAATGCACAAAGGTGCTAAAATGATTGCTATGTTTGCAATGTTGGGAGAATAGAAAGAGGATAGAAATATGTTTACAAGCGAATTAAAGTTAATTACAGGTCTTATCAACGACCACAATGAAAAAGCAAACAAAGAGCTAGCAGAGGTATTGAAGGACACAGAACCTTTCACAGACCAGTTTTACATTAAAGCTTTACCAGTTGCAACGGAAGCCTATAAAGACCTCGCAGAGGTAGCAAACGGCATTAGAAAAGCATTTGGATTGGTAGCACAGTTTAGACCCGAAAAGAAAGTAGCATTCGACCTAATTAATGAAGCTATTCATGCACACAGTGAGCTGTTAGAAAAAACAGATGTTAAAGAAGGCATGACAAAAGGCGCTACATATCATCAAATTGTTAAGCATTACAGCGATTTGATGTTTAGCATTGGAGATGTTGCAGACGAATTAGAAGAAAAAATGGAGGAAATGTTATAATGTTAGATTTTCATAAAGTAGTTGATTTTAATAAGTTGCCCCTTGTCCCCGCTACGGCTTTGAATATGACGCAAGTTATTTGGGAGGATATGAGCATTAAAGACCGTCAAGAAGGTATCACAGCACTACAAAACGATATTGACAAAATGACTACTAATGACTATATCATTCACAACGTGGAAAACTTGCAAGAGCACATGAATGAAATGAGAGAAATGCAAAAAGCAGCCGACCACATGGAAGAACATTTAAATGACTAGCTAGGAAGTTGTTTATAGAAAGATTTTAATAAATAGTCTTATGAGCTTATATATGAGCTTGTAGGGCTGTTTTTGTTTGTTCTTGATATGTTATAGGAGGTGTGCTGTAAAATGCTTATATGGGCTTGTATGGAGCTTGTAGAGATATGCTTAGGTGTGTCAAATTGAATTGGAAAAATCACTTTTCTACTTTTTGAGGAGTTAGGCTTGATAGAAGACCCACCCCGTTATATACATACCCCCTTTAAGTTCCCTTTGAAATTCACGCAAAAAATAAAAAAATAGAAACAACCACAATTTTCAAAATAAACTATGATTATCTCTATCTATATCTATACTATACTACTATACTACACTATATACTACTACTCTACTCAATCGGTAAGGTCTGTAACATTCTGTTTCATTCCATTCAAGAACTTAAACAATGAAGCACACACAAGACCAATGTATACAGTACCAATGAGAGATAGTAACTCTGTGCTTATCATACCTTTGAACACTGTGTTTCCTGCTACATATACTACCAATACAATAGCTTCAATGCTTAGCCTTTTCTTTACGCTCGGTGTTAAAGTACCTGTGTCTATAAACTCAATTGCCAATGCCAATGCTTGCATAAATAAAACTAGTGCTATTTCTTTCATTCTATTCCCCTTTTAATTTTCTACTTTGTTTTCCATTGTGTCGCCTGTATAGTAGTACATCATATTGCCCCAAACATTTGTGTATCCTGTTAAATCCCAAGTATCTGTTTGTACACTTCCCATAAAAGTATAAGGAACTAAGTTATTATTTGGGTTAACATGGAAGTTTGTTACTATTCCACCCTTACCACTTGTCTTTAGGAAATAACTGCTATTACTTGTGCTTCCTACACTATCATCAATAATATTACTATGTGCAATTGTATTATAAATGCTCACGCTAGTGTCTGCAACTGCGTCTGCGTTCTTTTCGTAATACTTCACTTCCACATTATTGATTTGCTTAAACACATCTATTTCAGCTCTGATTTTAAACATTCCTGTGCTCTCGTTATAATCAAGTACTTGCAGTCCTTTCAACTGATTGACCTTATAAGCACATGCAAAGTCATATTCCTTACTGTAATAGAAACCTAATGCAGGTTGTATAAAAGTAAGACCTTGTAGCCCTCTGTCATACTCATATTCAAACACTTCTTGAGGTGTCATTGTGAAATCTGGGTTAAGTGTATTCTCTCCTTCATAAAGCATAGGCTCTAAGAAAGATACTTGTGTTCCTTTTTTCACTCGAATGCGGTAGAAATGATATGTTGCTTTGTCTAATTCTGCTTGTGGTAGTGTTGTGAATTGCACTTCACATTCATGCCATATAGGACTTCTTTTATCTATCACATCTTGACCTATAATATCTTGCCAACCCACATCACAAATAGTCTTCTGCACATCTGTGACATTAGGATACCAATATTCAATAGGGTGACCATTTATAATTATCGGTTTAGTAATATCAACATTTTTGTTCCAAGGAGAACCGATATGTGTATTAAATTGCTGTCCTACTTGGTCACGGTCACACCTTAATTTAAATCTAAGTGTATAAGTTGTTGAACCTTTCCAAAAGAAGCCCATACCATTTATGTTCTCTGTTGATGACGCTGTTCCATGTTTTTGGTTTCTCGTCCAATCATATGCGTCTTTTTCTGCTGTTGTAGGTATAGAAAATTGCGTAATCATGTTAGAGCTATTGCTTGCTAACATATTGTGGGTATAAGAATAGATATACGTATTTTCTGATAGTGTACGCTTCTCTGCAAAAGTGTCTAGCCAATCATTTTCTTTTATGACATCATCTGTACCGCTATATAGATTTGACATGCGCCACAAATTAGGAGTTTGATATTGTGTAGCCTTGATAGGGTGCAATATACTATACTCACGTTGTAGAGCGTAATACAGAGCCTTAGGACACCAAAAATCAATTTCCCTTATACCAATACCGAAAAGGTCTAAACCTTCCTCAAAATGCACATCATAGCCGTCTAGTGAGCTTTCAAACTCTCTTTCGTTTCCTGCCTGTGTCAAATTCTCTTTATCTTGATAACCACCTAAATATCCCATTTAATAACCTCGCAATCCTCTTAGTCCTTTACCTTGCACAATATAGCAACCTCCATAGTTAGCGTCTGGCAACTCTTCTTTATATTGATTACCTGCTTTTTGTCTTATAACTGCTTCACTATCCCAATCATAGTTGGTTTGACAGTATTGTCCTGCGTGAACAAATTTCTTCGCTTGATAACCACCATCAAAGTGATGTTTAACAAAAAACATACAGTCATTTACATCAAATTCACTTGGATATTCTTCAGCTTGTAATATCTCAATATCATATAACACCTTTATGCGATATAGCTTAATAGTCATGTCTATATGTCCATCAGCAGTCCATGTTTCGCCTCTCTTGCACTGTTTAGGGTCAATCATATAAAGAACACTGAAACCCATTTCTAAGCTTGTAAATTGCCCTATAAGCGTGTGATTTGGACTGTACATGTATTTAAATAAGTCACGTGATATAGACGCTTCTAGCTCTGATACACCATAATTTAAAAAATCAAGTGGGTTATAAAAGTGAATATCAAACCCGTTCACCTCACTTATAATTCTAATTTGACTCATGTTGCCTACATAAGTATCTCCCAAAGCGTGTGCCATTTTTATTTCCTTTCTATCTGTTCCATACTCTGCGCAAGTTCATTGTACCGCTCATCAAGTTGATGTCGTATACCCCAAATGCTCCATACTTTTGGTCATTGAATTGGAAGTTGCTTCTAACGAGTGCAGTGTCCCCCCAATAGCACATATCACTTCTGTAATTGTTATCATGCCACATAGGTGCATAGTAACAATTTTCTTTACGTTCATCTGGGAAAAGGATATCAAGTCCAATAGTGGAAGGTAGGTTATTATAGGCATAATCTGTGTAGTTAGTGTCTGTGAACACTACGCAACCTTTTAGCTTACCGTCTTTAGGTAGTCCGTGTTTGTACCATTCTTGAACTGATGTCGAAAAATACCTTGGGCGGTCTTTCTCTGCACTTCTTTCCCATAGACCTGTTTTTTTATTGTAGTTGAACCACCACCATTTTTTAGTCGTCATATTAATCATTACTATGCGTTGGGGTAACGGCTTGATGTCTCCTATATTGCCCTCTCTAAACCAATCTGGCATAGCAGTCTTAGAGCGGTCAAACACACTTACACCATTATTGTAACAAAAGTTAGTAATTGCTTTACTCCATTTACTATCTGTTGTGAAACGTTTAATCTTATAGGGTTTAGTTGTAAATCCATACTGCCAAACCTGCTCAATATAAGAGGAAGCGCCACTACTTGCGTCTGGGTGTAAAGAACTTGCCACTTTTAAACCTGCACTCTTAGGACGCCACTCCTCGGCTTCTTTTTTGAAAGAAATATCACCCCAACCACTCGGGAAATTCGCTCCGTGATTTTCTACAATATCCCTTGCAACTTCGTCAATTCGACACAACGTACCCGTTGCATATTGTGAACCATCTTCCCCTAAATTCGCCATTTCCCCGACAACTGCGTCAATAAGAAGCCCATTCTGTGAGCAATACATAACATCACCCATATTAACAAAAGTACTATCGTTGTAATTATAAGCTCCTGCGTTATCCGTTTCATTCTCTACAATATTTCCTACAAAGTTCATCTCCCTATTGAGTTGCGAAAATTTAACTGTGCGTCCTGTACCAACATTAAAAGTATCGCTGTCAATACCTACCCATATTTTAGGACGAACCCCGCCAATACCTTGCCAAGCGTCTTCTGGTAAATTTAAACAGTGAACCTCTGATTTTGTGTAACCAATATCTGTATTACGATTATCAAGGCTTTCAGTTGAAACAATCTCCCAACCTGTATAATCTTCCCAATTATTGCTATCTGTTGTGCTTCTGCCAACATAAGGTCTAAAGTAAGGGTCTTGGGTTTTCCAATTATCAGTTATTCCTTCGTCATGTGTTGTCGTTCTCCAAGGTGTAGCTTTTGTGCCTACCTCGATTTTAGGCATAGCGATAATAAAGTCTGCCCTATCACTGCCCGATGTTTTTTGGAATACTCGTATACCCAAGTCGCCCTGTTCTGAATAACTGCCCTCGTGGTTGTATTTCAATGTGTGTTGCCATTCCAATCTTTGCCATGATTTTGCTTCTATACTGATATTAGTGCCAACGGAAAATTCACTCGCACCGTTCCATTTATTGGGGCTATTACTTTCATTTGTGCGTGTACTGAAGGTGTGAGCATAGTCATCATTATTGTAAATATAAACCGACATTGTGACCACTGTACCCGCCTTTAATTGCGTTTCTGGTGTATATACCCAGTTATTAGCTCGCATGTGCATACCCACATAATAAGATACACCCGCGTAGTCTGGGTTAGATTGCAAACGTAAGCCAAGAGATTTTGTACGCCCTGTTTCTGAAAACCAGTTAGAGACGCTATCTTCTCCCTCTATTGGATTTTTGACTATTGCACGGTTATCCCCGTCTATCTGCTCGAATTGGCTTGTTTGTTTTGTTGTTGGCTTAGTTGGGTTAAAGTTGCCATATCCTAAGAAAGAACTCCCTGTAAATAAGTTAGGTGGCACTTGTTGTGTCTTAGCAAAATCATAGCCATTTTCTGGGTTATAACAATACGCTGTAAAATACTCTCCCATATGTCCCTCCTAATTCAATTTAAGACCCTTTGCAAAGTCTTCTAAACCTTTTTCTGCTTTCTCTTCCTCAATAGCTGTCTTAACTTTTTCTACCTTAGGTTCAATATAAACCCCCTCAATTTCCATAAGCTTAAACAATGCTTGCTTATCTGGTAGTTTGTGTGTGGTGGTCACGTTCTTACCTTTTACAACATCTCGACCATTCGCACCCCTTTGATATTGAACAACCTCTTTTACTTCATCTCCACCAAAAGCTAGAGTTCGTAAAGCTTCTAACATCTTTTCTTTATCTTTACTCATTAGCTAAAAAAATCCTCCGCATATTCTTCTTTTTCAATAAACCAATACATTGCGTCACTTAGTGCGTCTGCAAGGTCTATCTTATCTGCATACCCCTTCTTCTTGATACGCATTAAACCAAAGTCGTTTATTACTGTTTCGGCATTCATCAAATGCACACCAAGTAACTGACTATCAAAGTGTAACCTTCCTTCTTGCATAAGTAACTGCATATTTTCTAACGTATTAGACAAGTGGAAGGAGTTTTGTTTAACCTCTTCATAAAATTCAATGTCATACGTTTCTTCAAAGCGTCTTAGGAAGTTTGTGGCATGTGCACGGTCATAACATAAAGCAATTGGAACAGCGTCTTTTACACCTTGTGTAGTGAACACCTCCCAAGCTTCGTCACTCTTATTGCTGTCTGTATCGTGCGTGAGCGTTTCTCCTAAGTGTCTAAATTTATCCTCTGCACTTTCTGGCATGATAGGGATAGCTTTTACATAATAGTGCCCCTCTTCTCTCCAAACTAACACAGTGCCCCAAACATCTCCCCTAATAGAGAAGTCCGAACCAACCACAACCAGTTTACCACTTGGGTCAAGAGTATCACACAAGCAATTATCAACCATTTGTTTTGAGAAAATACTTGTGGTATCGTGCATGCTCAAATTAAAACGTTTAGTGATTACTTTAGCCATTTTGATAGGATTACCCAAAGCCCCTATAAAGTCGCTCTGTATATCCTCTAATGTGACTGTAAGACCTATTGCGGGGTTAGCCTTGTGATACGTTTCTGGTTTGTGTACCTCGTCATAATCATCTAAAGCATAATAGAACACCCAACGGGTAAAGTCCTCGTTCCTTACCCATTCTTTCCACGATTTCAATTCATCATCATAAGCACCGCCTCGAATGACGTTGTTAGTAGTTGAAATAAACAAGAGCCCTTTATTTTTTCTGAGCCCCTGTCTGATTGTGATAAGCGGGTTCTTTTTGAATGCTCCGAACTCGTCCACGATTACAAGTTGTTCACGTCCACCGTCCAAGCTATCCTCATTTGAAGCATATACGGTTATTTCTGTGCCTTTACTATCCAAGAAAGAATTGTCCTTGACCTTGATTTTATCTTGGTTGATTTTGATTTGGTTTTGGAACAGGTTTATAATCGTCCCCTGTGTGTTTGCCATAGCCCTAAAGTGTTTCATAAGGATTTGTTGCGCTTGGTCTTTTTTCGTTGCCATAAGAGCTATAACAGCATTAGGCATAGGAAGTAAGAACATAACAACTAAAGCGATCATGACATCAAGTATTGATTTTGCATTTGACCGACCTACAATAACCACTACTTCCGATACATCATAAGGGATACAGAAGGTTAGAGTAAGTACAGCTTTGTGATAAGGTATGATTTTAAAACGCTCATTATTTGGTAAGGTCATGTACTCTTCTAAGAAATTAAAAATTTCATCTGCTCTTTTATAGTCAATTTCATCTTCTATTTTTAGAGCTTTCTCTTTAAGAGCTACAATTTCAGACCCCCACTCTTTTGAACTGTCCCCTATCCATTCTGTTAGCCTACTCATGTTTAAATTCTCCCCTCTGCTATTAGTTTTGCATAGTCTACTAAGTCCCCGCTTCTTTCTTTTGATTGGTGGCAAGCGTGACACACTACCTCAATAGGTTGGTATATAAGTTCTTCCCTGCTGTCTGCTTCCACTTTACCATTTACCCATTGTATCGGTACAATGTGGTGCGCTATAAGGTCATAAGTTTTATAACATCTCTCACAATGTCCTACTTCGTTTTTACATTTATTTGCGTAATTCTTCCACATTTGAGAGCCGTATATTTCCCCCTTTGTATATACTGGCATTCTCTCATTACCTCCGTGTCAATTTAATACCGTTTCTTTCAAGTTTGCTATAAATATCTTTCGCTATCTTGTCTGCGTCATTACCATAAACATTAATGTTTACTTTGTTTTGTGATTGGTCATAGCTTGTCTGGCTATTAGTTGTACCAATTGAACCATTAAAGCCCACAGGAACGTTAGAAAGCAAGTTTTGAGTAGCTTTGTCATAGTTCCCGAACAGTTGCAAGTGCATACCTAAAGGCTTACTCATAGAGCCGTATATCTTTTCTGTGACACCTTGTAAAGTATCATCAAAATCACTAGCTAACATAGGGCTTACTAACCAACTACGACCGCCACCGCTTCCGCTGTGTCCCCCCGCTTGTGCAATATTATCCGCCATGCGCTTCTTATCAAAGAGCTTTTGAAACCACCCTATTGCGTCTTGTATCCACCCGATAAGGTCAGCAAGTGAAGAAATGATTGAACCAATATCACTAATGAATCCCGATACATCTGCCCAATTAATTTGCTTCAACCAATTGCGCACTTCGTAATAAGCGTCTGATACTTTGCCTGCTACCTTGTCAAAAGCTTTCCCTAGCTCCTCGTTAGATACTTCTCCATCACCGTTAGCGTCAATAAGTTTAATCATGTTATTAACAACATATCCTGCAAGCTGTCCCATTTTTTCCCCGACAAGCATAGAAAGATTTGTGGCAGTGTCCCCGAACTCTCCCATGCTAAAGCCTGAACTTGTCAACTCTGATTGGAAACCACTCAAAGCGCTTGTATCAAACCCTTTTCTAACCATTTCTTTAAGCTGTGTAAAAGTAATTTGACCGCTATTAGCTGTATCTTCCGCTTGTTTTTTAAACTTTTCAAGAGCTAAATTCATGACCTCGGTATTAAATACCCCGTCTTCCATAGATTGCTTGAAATTATCCATTGTGATAGTACCATCTTGTTGGGCATTCATAGCATTTAACAAGCTTGTAGTGAAGTTTGTACCAAGTACGTTATTAAAATCCTCAATAGTAAGCTTACCCTCTTTTAATTGGCGCTTAATATCTCCAACTGATACCTTAAATCCTTTGTTCGCTTCCTGTGCTTTAGCCATTTTCTTTGCCCAATCAGAACCAAAAGTATCAGCTAACATGTTGGCTTCTATCTTGCCCTCTTTCAAAGCGTCTGGCAACTCTTTAGCACTCATGGCTACACCTTGCAACTCATTGGCGGCTTCAATAAGCAAGTCACGGAACTGTGCACCTAGTGAACTTTGCATAATCTGGTTAAAGTCCTGCGCATGCAATACACCTGCCCCAAGAGCTTGTGAAAGACCGTAAGTAAATTGTTTTTGAGTATCCATTGAAAGCCCTAAGCTGTCCCCTACCGCATTGATAGCATTGACGATTTCAAAGGCTTCGTCCCCTGTTACTTTTACATAACCTGAAATGAAAGAGGCAAGTTCTGCAAGGTCATTACGTTGTGATTGCAAGAGTAACGAACCTTTTTCAATATGACTGTTAAAATCTTGATAACCTTTCGCACCGTCTGCCAATGTAACTGAAAGAGATTTCTGTGCACTCAATTGGCTGTCATAGGTATCCATTAAACGGTTAGCAAAGCCTCCCACAAGGTCAACTGCTTTCCCAATGCCATTAGACACCATACCAACACCACTTGAAACAGCTGTAAAAATCATTGAGAACTTAGAGCCAATATCTAACAAGCCACTTCCAAATGATTTTATTTTACCAACACCACCACTAAACATAGATTTGAATTTATCTAAGCCCCGTGGTGTGACATCTACCCCTTTAAGTTGGTGCAGTTCGCTCTCCAAGTTGTTTGCACTTATTTGCGCTTTACGCAATTGACTTTCTAAATTTGATACTTGTTTCTCTGTCCCACCGTTTAGCTTGACTTTTGCAAGTGATTGTGTTAGTTGGTCAACGTTCTTTTTAGCAAGTGATAAAGCTCTCTCTGTATCTTTGATTGCCTTGTCTTTCATCTCGACTTTACCAGTTATTTTGGCATTCTTGCTAGCACTCTTGGCAACTCGTCCAATCTCATTAATTTCTTTTTGTAGCGTCTTTGCGTCTGATAAAGCTTTCTTTGTTTCTAACTCGGTTTGAATGACATATTTTTCTTTAGCCATTATAAAAGCCCCCTTATTTGTCGTCTAATTTTCTGTGCATTTGATTTGTAATCATAGTTAGCCTTAACTAAGTGCCTGCTATATCGTTGGTGTAAGTACCTATCATGTGCTAAAACGTTAAGCATTCGCCAACTTTCGTCTTTTGATTTGAAACCATTGATATAACCAATCATACCGCCTTTAATTGAGCCGTAAGCACGTGTTCTGGGTTTAAGCTGTGAAGTATCAAAGGTAACTGGATAACGGCTAAAATCGCCCCCTAATGTGCTCTTACGTGTTTGTTTAACTTCTTGTAAGTTATCGTTATGAACTCGTGCAATCTTCTTTGCTAAGTCCCCTGTGATTTCCCCTACTACTTTTTCGGGGTTGATTGTGGTCTTTGCCATAATTTAACCTCAACGTGTTCCATATTATTTAACTCGTCCGCTGTAACTTTTTCTTTTTCTTTTGGCATGAGCTTCTTAATTAACCCTAGCGTCCATTTTAAGGGTCGTTTCGCATAGACTGGATAAGTTATACCAAGAGAAGAGCAAACAGCGCTTATCTGTGCTGTATTTAGCTCATGTGGCTTATCTGGGATAATTACTACACCATGTTTTCCTTTTGGTTTATCCTCTGCCATATACTTGTCTATGATTTCCCCCATAGTGATTGGCATTTTCCCGTGCATGATTGTGTGAAGAATTTCTTCTTTTGTGTACTTATCATCACAGCAAGCCCAATAAAAGCGTGCAATCTCTATAAAATTATCTGGGTCAATCTTCATAAAGTTAATATCTAAGTCTTCCATTTTGGCTAGTGCTTCATAGGAGAAACAAAAATCTTCTTTTAACATGTTTCACTTCCTTTGTCAAGTAATATTTATTAAGTAATTAAGTAATATAATAAGGGGTACTATTACCTTCCAAGCCACCCCTTACTTTAAATTATCCGCCCACGACTGTACCAATGTCAGTTGGCTCTAATGGTTTCAACTCTGTAAAGAGTTTCTCAAATGCAAGAGCTTCCTTACTTGTACCTGTTGCCAAGTCCTCGTCTGATACCATGAAATTAATCAATAAACGGGCTTTACCTTTTACGACAAAGTTACCGCTTGTAATAGTCGCTTTGTGTTCGTACTCTTTACCTGTTGGACTTTCCTCGTCAGCTTGTGCGCTGTCACTTGGAGTTGTAGCCTGTGCACTTGGGTAGAAAGTAACTTTATAACCTGTCTTTTCATTATCACGGAAGCGTTCAGCATACGCAAACCCGTAAGGCTTGTAGGCTGTTGTGTCATCCCCCATGAAAGACCCGCCCAAGTTTTCAAAACCAAGAGCATGGCAAGCAAATTCTGACGGTAGGTCATAAGATTTTACAGTGATTTCACGTTTTAACGCACCTGCAATAGTACGATACGGGGCACTAAACCCTGCGTAAAAGTTCACATTCTCTTGGTTGTTTTCGGTATCAATAGCACGCAGTCCCGCAATAGGGACACCTTTAGTAGTGGAAGCACCTTTTAAGAAAGTCACTCCATAACCCAGCCCGTGCGTAAGTTCATTTAAAGCAGTATAAGCCATAATTAAGCATTACCTCCGATTTCTTTCGTTACATTATCGGCATACCAAGCACCCAAGCAACGCATAGTGCCGTACACCTTTACTTTATTGTGTTGCATATCCATGCTTACCACGATTGTAGGAGTTATCTCCCCAAACAAAACACCCGTATCTGGGTTGATTGCAATAGTTTTAGCAGTTTTAAAGTAATCAACTTGATACTTAGGAATAGATAAAGGTACATAGTCATTATCATTTGTCAAGATGATGTCTGACATACCCTGTACAAATGTTCCTGTACTGTGAGTAAGTGCACTTTCTACCATATCCTTTTCAAGGTCTTTATAAATTTGTCGTGTAATCATGTCTACCGCAACATTGATAGCACCCTGTGTAATATCCCCGTTGTTATGGAAAACAATTTCATGCGTGTAAGCTTTACCGTCCCCAAGGACTTTAGTTTCAAAGTTACCCGCTAAACCGTCCACAACTTTAAACGTTTGTAAGACATCACTATCAACTACCCGCAAGCGTGATAAAAGAGGGAACTGCTCAAATGTCTGCCCCTCTAATACGCTCGTGATAGTTTGGGCATATCGACTTGTTACATCAAAATAAGCCATTTAAAGCCCTCCTAATCTCTTTTACTATGCTTCCGCCTTAGGCGTTAAAGTGATAAACACAGAGCGACCACGACCACGGATAGAGCCACCCACAAGCATTTCTGCCAACCATTGGTCAACGTTGTAACGTAAGTCAAAATCAACGTAATTGTTCATATCCAAGTCGCCAATAAGGACAAACTCTTCTTTGATATACATTGCAATCTCGTTTTGACCCATCCAAGCACGTGTTTCAATTGAGATAGCACCAAATGAGTTAGCGATTTGCTCTTTAGTTGCCAACTCGTTGAAACGTGAGTGACCGTCAGAGCCTTTAGCCTTGCGCAATTCAGCATAAGTTTTAGGGTGCATAACAACTACTACATTTTGATTATAAGAAACCTCTGCAATAGCGTCTGTCAACACTTCAAAAAGGTCAACTTTAGCAAGGTCAAAAGTGAGTTGTGGAGTCCAACCTGTTGTGTCTCCTTTAAGACCATAGATACCATTTGAGCCGTCTGCTTTACCGTAAATCATGTTAAACTCAATTTGGTTAATAACACGTTGAGGAAGCACAGACATAACGTATTTAGAAAGTTCGCCTGTATCATCTACACCTGACACAGTCCCTTTATCCATTTCCATGTAAGCATAAGCCATTTGAGGACGCAAAGAGCGTTTTGTTGCTGTGAGCTCTTCTTTCTTATCTCCGCCCGCTACAAAGAGGTCACGCTTGAAGATACCATTGTCCCCGTCGTCTGCCAAAGTCAAACCTTGAAAGCGTGCTTTTGTTGCTCCTGCAAAGAGTGAAGATTTAGAAGCCCATTGTGATGTGATTGACCCAAGTTGATTAGACACAGCCAAGTTCCCTGCGTTGGTAAACTCACGCAAGAAAGTCTTTTCTGGGGTCTTTTGCATTTCTGCGCCTAACTCACGATAAAAGAGTTCTTCATCATCTTTAGCCGTGTCTGTTGGGATTTGAGCTTCACGCTCTTTCTTCATTTCAGCCTGTACTTCTTCTAGCTCGCGTACTTTCGTTTCAAGAGCCTTCTTTTCAGCTTTTTCTTCCGCAAGTTGCTCAATTACTGCGTTAAGTCCGTCATTTACACCCATGTTTTCTTGTTCTCCTTCTTCTTCTTTGTTTTCTTTTTCTCGTACTTTTGTCACTTTAGCGCCTTTGTTGCTAGGCAGTGGAGTTAGTGACACCTCTTTTACAACGACATCTTTATAGAACGCAATTCCGTCCACCTCTCGGGCTTTCATATCTAAGGCATTCCACCCAATAGATAAGCCTGCTTCTTCCAATGAACCCTCATAAGCGTCGTCTTGTACATATCCTGTGAGAATTAAATTGCCGTCCTCAACATGGATAAACCCTGACCCGATTTTCTCACGGTGTCGGTTGCAGATGTCTACACCTTCCTTTTCATTGCGGACACTCTCAATTACTGTTTTGTGACTGTCCAACGTTCCCAAAGGATTTGCTATCCCCCGAATTGCTTTGACTCCTATTTAGAGCACCTTCCTTTCCTGTTGTTGAAATATAAGCTACAAAATTTTCACGGTTAAACGTTGCATTTGGGCTGTGCTGTTTGATAAGCGGTTGTATCTTTTGCACGATAAATGTGATAAGAGAAACCTCGTTACTTGTACCGTACAAAAGTTCTCTAGGCATACCATACTCAGCCAATGCAATATCAATTGCCAACTCCCCGTCATTCTTCACAGACCCGCTGTAATCTGGTTGCATTTGAGTGATTTTATCATCTTCACTCACTACCGTCATACCTCGGAACTCTTTAGCAAGTTCTGTCATACGGGTTAAACGCTCACGCAATCTGTCCCATACTTCTTTCAAGCCACTGGCTACTTTCGTGTGCCAATAGACTTTGATTTGACCTTGACTGTCCAAACGACGACCAACACCATTAGAAGCCATACCAAATAAAGCGCTAAAGCGTCTGGGGTTAGCTCCGTAGAATGGATTGTAAATCAGCTCATAGCTATCAGCTCTGACTGTTACCATTCGTTTGTTTGGCTCACGGACATAAATATTAAACTGATTTCCGTTTACCCTTAAAGCATAATAATTAAAGCCTCCTAAGGAAATTTTATAAACCTCTTGTCCCGTCAAGCACAAACTAAATAAGTCATTAAGCTGTGCGCTATCCTTATAATTCACTCCGTCAAAGTAAGAAACCAAGCCTAAACACTTCTGTAGAATTAGGTCAGTTGTTGGATTGGAAACCGTGAAACTTGAAAAGCTTACATCTTCCGCTTGTGGTCTTAGTGGATTGTAAACATTCAACTAATCACCTCGCTCAATTCTTTTCTTTTGGTTTAGGGTAAATAGCTCTAAACTCTTTATCATACATTTTGGTGTATGGGAATTTGATTTTATTGTGTCCATCTTGACCTAAATAAAAATTAAGTTCACGTTCTGTCTTAATCCAACGTGCGTTGAATCCGTCACAGATGTAATGTGCGTTGTTGTTCAAATTATAAATAACATACATATCTAAATTTACCTCTTCCTTTTCTTGTGGTTTTGGTTTTTCTGTTTGTTTATGTTTTACAGCTCGGACACCGTCCACAACTTCCGACCAACCTAAGTAGCGCATTTGCCAACCCATAAACCTTATAAGCTCTGCACCACTGCCATATGGCTTATTACGTCTGCCACTAGCATATTCACTATCGTAAATCTTAGTCGTCTTACCGTCTGAATAGTACCAAGCAACATGCCCATAACCTGCGTATCGTCCATTTTCAATAGTGTAATAAACAGGTACCCATACATTGTTAGGCGGTTCTTCGTTGGGGTGTGCTGTCTTGTTAGCTACAGCATTGTTCCAAGACTGTTGCGCACTTCCTGCACGGTGTGAGTCTGGTGCTTTTACTGCGTCATCTACATACTGCAAACACCAACCACTAGCTCCCGATACATTCACGTTAGGTGTTGCGACCTGAACAAATGGTATCATTAATCACTCCTTTTCATATATTGTTTTATAGTCAACGGCTTCACAGTACAATAATTGTGCTAGTGCGTCCGCTTTATTATCGTCTTTAGTTGGTTCTCCCATAACACGCTCGTAAAGCTCACAGCTTGCGTCCTTACGCTCTTTTCGTTTACCTTTGATAAGATGGTAGGCACACCACTTAGAGTTCCTTATATTGTAAATATAGCCCTTTGTGAGTGCGTGCATTTTACCCAAGGCATAACCATTCCATTGAGCTAATTCTATTGAGCCTGCGCTATTGCCTGCCAATATAGGACGCTCTATACAGATGTCATAATCTTGCAAGCCGTTTTCTAAAATAATATCCTCTAGCTTTTCTACAATAATCAAAGTACGGCTTTTCATGGTAGACCCTTTTGTATAAGGCTTAATAGAACCCACAATAAGTTTTCCCTCTTCATCTCGGAAAGCATACCCTGTACCCTCTTTTGATTTAGAGCCTGTACTAAAATCAATACTTAATATTTTTTTCAAATTGGTAGCTCCTCTGTATATATAACAGCATAGCAATCAGATTTATTGTATTCAATCTTCTTTATAAGGTTCTCCCTTTTTAAGAAACTAATTGCCTGCTCAAAGTCCTCAATAGTGGGACACATGTATTTACTTTTCATAAGTGATTACCTCCCTCAATCACAATAACTATTATACACTGTATAAAAAGCTTGACAGAATTTTAAATCTTTGCTATAATGGATTTGGTGCTCACTTTTGCTAGTTATAGTATATATGTTACACTTTTGCACATTAAACTTGTAATGAATTAGAAACAGTATTGTAACCATCTTGTGATTGACATAGGGTGGAAAAGTGATATAATAAAGACATAAAGAAAAAAGGAGGTAGTCAAACATAGCAAGACCAAAACAAAAAGAATGTACTAATTGTCATGGTTTAAATCCTAAGTGTCACTATCTCGAAACTGGTAGAAAGTGCAGGGTTAAACAAAAGACATTAGACAAACGAAACATAAGAGAGAGGCTTATGGAAATATATTTTGATAGATACTTGACATTCTTAGAAATATATAATATAACGGAAAATGAAGTATCTTTTTTCAAGTGGCTAAGATTGCAAAGCCCAAATGTTGCAATGAGTTATTACAGGCAAAGACAAACCAAAATAAAAAGAATGGGGGTAAATTTGTTTAGCGAGAAAGAAAAGAAAGAGTTACAAGATATTGACGCAATGGTAAAAGACGCAAAGGAGGTAAAAGAATTATACGAACAATCAGAGCGAGAACGAAAACTAAAAAATAAAACTAGATAATATAACGTGTGTTATATATGTTACATTTTTGCACATTAAAAATTGGAGGTAGAAAAAATGAAGTATGTTTATTTAGTTTGTGCCTTTTTGGGGTTCTTATTATCAATAATCAACTTTAATGGGCTTTTCCTTGTGTGGTTCGCAATAGGGATTTTGAGCTTGTTAGTGGCTTTTGTAGAATGGTTAGGGGAGTATTAATGTTAGATGTTATAAACATAATATGCGGGCTTGTAGCTTGTATCATTGTTGCTAGTGGTTTGAGTGACTTAATAGCGAATGCTTTAGGAGGTAAGAAAAATGATAGATGAAGATAGTATTATGATGTTTTGTTGTTTAGTTGGTGTTATAACAGCAGTGTTCTCATTGGCTAGCTTTATAGACAATAACATAGCACAGGGCACTACATTGCTCTTTATAAGCTTTATAGCATATATTGCGGGGTGGGCATTAGATGAAGAAGAATGATAGCTTAGAAGCACATGCTATAAAATTATTTGTTGAGTTATACGGTTGGGTTTATACAGTTGGCGAAAGAGTGCTTGAAGATGATATAATAAGTCAGGACATTGTTATGAGGTGGATAGGACTAACAACCAAATTAGAAAGGAAGGCGAAACAGCTCTATAATGCTGTACCATGTGACACAACTAAAAGAGGTTGGGTAAGAGCGTTAGAGCTGAAAACACAATTTAATGACAGACAATACCCTAAGGCTAGATGATTTCGGATATACTGCGGTAGATAATGACCCATTCAAAAGGTTAATTACCGCACAAGACCTAAAAGAAAAAGAAGAGTTTCAAGAAGCCAATTCTTGGTACATTAAAGATATACTCCCTAAAGGTGTAGGGGGTCTTGTTGTTGCACCACAGAAAAGCTTTAAGAGTTCAACGACTTTGTTTATGGCTCACGCTATTGCAACTGGCACACCATTTGGAGAACATGAAACGACAAAAGCCAACGTTCTTATTATTGATAATGAAGACACAGAATTTACTTTACATCAACGATTAAACGGCTATGACGGCTCACTAGCGGGCTTATGGTTCTTGACTGGTGGTATATTCAAGATGGATAATAAAGACAATCTGAACAAGCTATACAGCGTCATAAAGGAGTTAGATATTAAAGTAGTTATCTTAGACTGTTTGAAAGATATGCTCACTAGTCCCGACAGCTTGAACGATATGCACAAGATGAATGAAATTTTAATGCGTATCACAAAGCTAAAGTTATTGCTCGGGGATGTTACTTTCTTAGTAGTGGCTCACGCTAGGAAGGATTGTTTTGACAGGTCTTTAGAAGAACCATTATTCAGAACACGCTCTACCCATGCTCTTGGCTCTTCTGCTATTGGTGCATGGCATGAAGTATGTTTCACTCTAAGCCCTAAGATAAGCAAAAAGACAGGAAACAAGTATTCTATTATTGAAGTGGAAGCACGTAACTTTAACTATGATAAGCCAATCTGCGTGGGATATGTTGACGATAGATTTACAATCATAGACCCTACTGTAAAAGTGGAAACAGGCGAACAATTGGAAGGAGGAGAGGCTACCGAATTTTTAGACACCCTAAAACTAGCGGGAAAAGTTACAGAAATAAATGATTGAACATAATTAGAAAGTAGGTTAGACCCCATTTATTTTAATTCCTTGTATTGTAACTAACCCGTAATAATAGTTTAAAGCTCTTGTAATTGACAGGGGCTTTTTTTATTGTTATACTATGTATGTAAGATAAATAAAGGAGATATAAAAAATGGTAGCAAACGGCAAAATGGATTGCGTAAAAGCATTTGAAGAATTAATCTTGGAAGCAAAGAATGAAGGTGAAGCTTCTAATGAAAAAATCAAAGATTATGAGGTAATCTTGGATAATCTTAAAAAGTTGAAGGAGTTGGCATAAGGTTTGTAACAAATTGTAAATAAACTTTAAACAGTTAGTAATTGACATTCGCAACAAAGTTAGTTATAATGAATATGTAAGATAAATAAAGCACACGAGATAAGCGGAACTTATCACACTTGACCTAACATTAAATAAACAAATTGGAGGTAGGAAAAATGTTGACACTTATTGTACTTGCAGTTATTGCATTCTTTGTATTTAGAAAATTTATCACTGGCTTGTATAATGCTAGTGTTGCAGTAACTAAACATTTTGAGGAGGAAGAATATGAGTAAAGAAAAAACCACCTATGCACTTTATAGAGTGGTAGAAGGAGGGGATGAACAAATAATCACAGTTGGCACAGTTGACGAACTTGACTATGTGACTAACTTTGACCGTAAAAAGTTTTATCAAAAAGTAAAAGATGACAAACGCAAACCCAAAAAGAGAAACCCAAACACAGGAACACTCAAACTTTATAAAGTGGAGGATTGAATGTGTAAAAAACTAATGTCTATTACTATTTCATATCGTGATTTAGATGATTTAATCAGACAAATTAACAACCTTAAAAATAACCCGCTTATCGGACAACACACAAAAATTTATTTAGAAAGTGATTTTTATTATGGTTAGACAATTTAGAACAGTTGAAGAAGCAAATGAATTTATTGAAGAGCAAGACAAAATAATTAAAGAGCTTAACCAAGACATTGCGGAATTAAATGCAGAGCTTGAAGAGTTAGAGGAACAATATTTTGAACAAGGAGAATATGTTGAAGAACTCGAATATGATTTATCAGAGGTAGAAAATAGCTATGATGAATTGAGTGAATTGCATGATGACGCACTTGAAGAAATTGCACGCTTAGACAAAGTTTGCGAAACTTATGAGAAAGAAATGGAGGCGTTGGAGAATAGCTAAAGAATGGGTTGTACCAGAAGAAAAGAAAATAATCGAAATAACTTACCACTTTTCAGACGGTACAGAAATCACAAAACAGGCAGACCCAATAGGAACAGACATGTTAAGAAAGTTAGAACAAGACGGGGCAACACTTTACGACTGTGCAGAGCTGTTATACAAGCCCCTAAGCAAGTTAGAAATGTCCCTAGGTGTTGTATCACGATATATGATAGACACGCTTAAAATGGATGAGAAGAGCGCACAGGACACAATAAACAGTATTTTAGAAAGTTGGTTTTAAATTATGGCAAAAGATTACTATACAAACAAAAACGGATTTCAATTGATTGATTTTATGGTTCGCAAAAATCCTATTTCAGAGCGTGCAAGTTCAGATAATTTTACAGTGGAAGAAGGTTTCTTTACATTGAATGCTGTTAAATACGCAATCCGTGCAGGCATGAAAGAAGGCGAAACATTTAAAAAAGACATGGAAAAATTTAACGACTATGTGGAAGCGTTGGTTAAATGTGGTTATGACCGTATAGAAATTGTCAAAACCATCAACGGTTATAAACAAGCTTTCCTTGAATGGGACGGTACAGACGAATATATTGACGATTTATTTAAAGGAGGCAATTGGATAGCATGAGCATTCCATTAGATTGGGACGATTTCAAAGACTGGCGGGACGCTTCACTAAACTATCACGCATATAACACGCTAGACGCTTATAGCATGGCTTTCAATTATTTCGAATTGGCTAGAGAATTCTATCAAGTGAAAGGCTTTCCTAAGCGTGAGAAATACAAGACAGGTAAGAAGGCAGGGGAATACAAGCCATTGTCTAAAGACTTTGTTAAACAGCATGAAGAAGAACGCCAAACATGGATAAAACGCACAGCAGAAAAGAAAGGAATTAAACCACCTAGCGAATTGTAACACAAAAGAAACATTCTATATATTGAAAAGTAACACATAATGAGTTATAATAAATATATAAAGTTAAGAGAGGAGAACAAATGTTCAATAAAAAATGTAAAATTGTAAAATGTCCATTTTGTAAAGGTAAGAATGTCACAGTACAGAAGCCACATGCTCACGCTGTTGAATACCACTGCCAAAATATCAAATGTAGAAAAACTTTTTCAAAGGAGTACAAATAATTGAAAGTATCGGAACAAAACAAAGAATTATTTCAAGCCTTGACAATTGCACGGGCTAAAATAGTACAGCCTAAAAAAGACAAGGCTAACCCTTATTTCGGATCTAAGTATGTGCCACTTGAGGCTGTTGTGGATTGTGTTGAAAATGCTCTTGAAGGTACGGGTTTGAGTTTTTTACAGGATATAGAAAACAACGAACTAAGCACAGTTATTTTCCACGAAAACGGACAATGGGCTTCACTTGGTGCAGTTGAGCTAAAACCAACTAAGAATGACCCTCAACAGCTAGGAAGTGCTATCACATACGCAAGACGCTACTCACTTAGTACTGTGTTTGGTATCACAAGTGAAGAAGATGATGACGCAAATAGCGCAAGCGGTTATAACAAAGCACCTACACAAAAGAAACAACAAGCAAAACCAAAAGCACAACCTAAACAACCACAAAAAAAAATGTATAAAAAAACATGGTTGTTAGAACAAATTAATTTAGGGACTATGACAAGCGACCATGCAAACGAACTATACAAAAATGGTCAAGTAATTGACGACACGAAAGGACAAGCATAATGAAAAAATACGCAGTATCAAAAGAAACATTTAACTATATCACATCAATTTTAGCAGACAAGCCAAGCCACCTTTTACATGACTGGGAGCAATGGTTAAATGCCAATAGCGTTGGAAGTGAGAGTTACAATGTTATCAAAGAGTTATCTCATTTTGATAAAAATCCAAGTATTGTTATTGCAGAGCTTTTGCAAGGTAAGGCAGAGCTTGAGC